TGGGGTCAGGGTGTTGAGAGCCATCGCCACTTCGTCGCCGAATTGATTGTCCATGGCGAACTTGGCAGCGACTTGCTGATTGCCGCCAGCGACAACCAGTGCACGCACCATGCGCGACATGCCGGAACCTGGAAGCTCAGGAGTGCGCGGGCGCGCCGGCAGGCTTGCCGAGGTAGCTGCGGCCGGCGGAGGTGCTGGCTGGTGCGTAGCGCCGAGTGCGCGGTCGACAGGCACCGCAGCAGCAGCGGCGATGCTCTCGGCCGCTTCCATGCGGCTGATCTGCGCGGTCAGGGTGCCGAAGGTGGCCTGCAGGTCAGTGAATTCCTGCAACTGGGCAGCGGTCAGTTCGCCGCCGCCGGCTTCGATCAGGGCCAGAGCTTGGACGCTGGCGTTGACCTTGGCGCGTTCGCTGCGGAGTTCGTTGATGGTTGGCATATTGCCTCTCCTAGAATGGTAAAAGCCGCCTCGAGGGCGGCTTGGTTGCTTGTCCCGCGAACGCGGTCAAATCTTGGTTTGCATCGCCATCGCTCTCGCGCGGGCGCCGATGGATTGTTTGGTGCTGCGAGCGACGCGCGCCTCGCGTGCCTGGGCGGCAATGCGATCAATGGCCGCTTGCGGAGTTTCGATGCGATCGGCGAAGCCGATGTCGACACCCTGCTGGCCCATGAACACGCGAGCCTCGGTACCGCGCACGGCATTGGCATTGGTGCCGCGGTAACGCGCAACGGCGTCGACGAACTGACCGTAGTAGCCCTGCACCATGTCGTTCAAAAACTTGAGCGATTGGTCGGACAGCGGCTCGTGCGGGCTCAGGTCGTTTTTGTGCGCGCCGGCGTAGACTGTGGTCACCTTCACGCCCATCTGCTCATTGCGAGCCGACACGTCCAGGTGCTTTGCGATCACGCCGACCGAGCCGACGCCAGAGGTTCGCGACATCGACACGTTGCCGATTGCGGACGCCAGCAGGTAACCGGCCGAGTAAGCGCTGTAATGGGTGATCGCGCTCATCGGCTTGACGCCGCGGGCTTCGAACAGGAAGTCGGCCAGCTCAAACGCACCGACGGTGCTGCCGCCCGGACTATCGATGTCGAAAACGATCTGCTCGACAGCTGGATCCGCAAGAGCAGCATTCACCTGGCCACGCAATTGCTCGTAGCTGGTCATCGTCTCGCATGGATTCATCTGCATGCTGCGGCTGACCAGCACTCCGTGCACCGGGATGATCGCCACGCCGGTGTCAGCAATGGCCTGGCGCCGCGCCGACTCCGCGCGCATCGCCGCGGTCTCGTTCGGGTAGTCGTCGTCATCCATCATCTGCGGCTGGGCGCCGTTGACGCTCAGGTTGACGATGTTCAGGCTCATCTGCTGGTTCGCCCAGGCCGCAGCCTGGTCGAGCATTGCCTCGGTCACCATCAGCGGCTGATTGAAGATCATGCCGGTGATGCGGAAACGGTTTTTCATGCAAGGATTCCTTCGATCTCGGCGACCGCTTTAGGGTCTGCCTTGGGCATCTGGTCCGGCAGCGGCTTGGCCGCGTCGACCATATTCAGCGGCTGCAGGTAGGTGTCGCCACCCGTCACCGGCGGCAGGTTTTCCAGGCGTCGAATGTCGTTCACCGACAGCCAGCCCCATTGGCGGGCGATCGCATACGACTCGTAGCGGGATTTCTGATCGCCGCGTAACAGGCCGGAGACGTTGAATTCGATGTAATACTCGTCGCGCTCATTCGGCAGCAGCAAGTCGCGCATCATGGCCTGCTCATGGCGCTTGATCCATGGCAGCAGCGTGTAGATCACGAACTGGATCGCCTGGTGCTCGATGTTCGAGAACGTGGCCTTGTCCAGCTCGCCGATCATGTGCGGCGGTACCTTGTGAATACGCGCGATATCCAGAGACGTCAGCTTCAGCGCCGGGATAAGCTCTGCGTCGACGTTCGTCATCGACAGCGCTTTGAAGGTCATCCCCTCTTGAAGCATCGCCACGCGCTTCGCATTGCTGCTGCCACCGTACATTTGCTGCCACTTGTCCGTGATCCTGTCGATCACGCTCTGATCCTTGATCGGCGCCGACGTGGCCGGGCGCTCGATCACGCCTGAGAGAGCCGTGCCATTCAGGAACGACTTGCCGGCATACTGCTGGATTGCCTGCGCATAGCCGATGGAGTTGGCGTGCAACATGATCGGCGACACGCCGACGTAGCCGTTCAGGCTCCACCAGCGAACGTGGTGCACCATACGCTGCGGAATTGGATCCTGCCCGTCGATCCGGTAGTACGGACGCAGGTCAGAGCCCTTCATCACCTGCACGGACTGTGGCGGTACCGGATAAAGCCCGGTGACCATCCCATCGGGATCCCGGCCGATGATGCTGTACGAGTTGCCGCTGGTGACAGCCGAGAGCTGACTACCTTCTAGGAACTCCAACGGTGTTTGCCACTCATTGGGGAAGTGGGCAAGAATCCGATGTAGTGGATGCTGCCGCGCTACCTCGCGTTGCCCATCGTCCACCCTGCGGAAAATCTCGCGCGGCAGCTGCGCCACGCTTTCCGCGAGCAGCGTCGCGCAGTTCTGGTACGCGGTGAGGGAAAGCGCCGACTCCACCGTCACGACTGGCCCAGCATCCGAACGAACGCCGCCCAAGCCCGAAAGCCATCCACCATTACCGGTAGCGATCTGCGGGCTGAAAAACTGTTTGGCGAACATCCGTTACCCCCTGCCGCCGCGCGCCAGGGCGCGAGCGACGATGTACGACCAGGCCAGCAGGCCAGCGCCAGCGACAATGAAGCCCGCCGGCAGAAAGATCATGCCGGCGCCGATCGTGATCGACGCCAAGCCTACAATGCCGGCGACGAGGGTCGCCCAATCCATGAAGCTCATATCGTTACGCCCTCGTCGTAGATTGAAGTGGTCTGCTGCGGCACTGGATTCAGCGCCATCAGCGAGACTGCATTAAACAGCGCCATCAGCGGGTCAATCTTTCCGGTGCCGGAGGCCTGCTTGGTAATCAAGGCGGCGTTCCCGCGCGGCTCGATCTTCGCGTTGCTCACGCACCAGTTCATCAGCGGCTGGCCGCCGTGCAGCAGCACGCCCTCGGCCAGCTTCCGTTCGGTGACGCTGATGGCGCCGATCAGTTTCCAGCCCTGCGAGACGCCGAAGCACTTTTTCTCGTCGATGTCGGCATCGACCAGCGCCTGGAACATGACCTTGTGCGTTTTTTCCGGGTCAAGGCCGACCGAGGCGAGCAAGCCAGACTCGTTGACCTCCTTGACCACTGCGGCCACCTCGGCGACGTCCCCCGGCAACTCCTCGATGATCACCAGGTCGCCCTGCTCCTGGAAGTCGTCGTACTTACTCTCTTCGCTTTTCCGGCGCTCCATCGCAATCGGGTGCGCCCAGGCGCGCGTCCAAGCGAGCCATTTGCCGGTGCCTCGCTCGCGGCCGACGAATGCCAGCCCCAGCAAGTCATCAAGGCCGCCACCGTCGATGCCGGCGGTAACCACTTCGCAACGAGCGAGCAGTTCGTGGAGCGTGATGCCGGGCACTTTGGCCTGGCGCTCCCAAAAGTCAGCGCCGGCCCAGCGGTCGGCGCGTAGATTCATCCCGATCTGCACGTTCAGGTGCTTAGCCAGGAAGATCTGGAGCGTTCCATCCGTTTTGTGCAGTAACTTTTTAAGCTGGTCAGCAAGCCACTCCGCGCTGACTGAGCGGCCCAAATTCGGATTGGTGAGGTAGTAGGTCGAAGCGTCCAAATAGGCCTTCGCCTTTACCATCGACTTCGGGTATTCGTACAAAACGCCCAGCGACTTGCGATCTTCAATCTTCCCGTCGCGAACATCGCGGTGGTAGTTGAGCTTTTCCTTGAATACGCCGGCCGGCGGCTCATCGCTCTGGGTGGTCAGGAAGATGACCCAACCCTCATCCCGCGACACTTGGCCGCCGAGCGCCTCCATGAACATCGCCTCGGCATTCGCGCGCTTCCCGAATAGCCAATGTTCGTCGACGAGCACCTTTCCCGACTTCTTACCCGAGACAGTGTCGGTATCGGCGGCGACCACCTTGAGCGAGGCCTTCGATACCAGGTGGGTAATAGTGCGGACATGGTCCTGTACATGGAACAGCGCCATCAGCTCGTCGTCGGCGCGAACCATTGCGGCCGCCGGCTTGAAACTATTGTCCGCCACCTCCTTAGTCGGGGCCAAGATCAGATGCTCTTCTTCGCTCCGCCAGCACAGGATGACCGCCGTCAGCATGATGCCGGCGGCGATCGTAGATTTAGTGTTCTTTTTACTAATGAGCAGGTAGTACTCGCGGATCAGCTGCTGTCCAGTCTCTGCGTCGTATCCGCCGAAGATCGCGGCGACGAAGTCGAACACCCACTGTTCGCTGCACTCGCCAAAATTCGGACTCCGGTATTCGCCCTGCTCGCCCAGGCTCTCGTCCCAGATCGATTTCGGCAGGTCGCAGACCCGAAGCTGCTTGAAGATCCGTAGCGCCTGCTCGGCTTGGTCGGGAAAAATCGGTGGCGGGATGATCGACAGTTTGGCCTTCAACCTGTCTTCCCAATCCGGACAGGCAGTAGACCATTCCATTTTGTCGTCCTTACTTCACTGCCTTGAGCTGGGGCGGGGCTGCCGCTGCGAAGCGGCTGGCCACCTTCTTGGCGTTCTCGTTTTTCTGATCCTTTTTCCCACCCTCGCCTAGCTTCTGATGCTTGAACGGCATAAGCGCCTTGGCGACGTCGGCACGGATGCGGATATCGGCGGCAGGCTCGTTCATCAGGTTGGTGAGGAATTCCATCGGGTCCGTGGTCGACGGGATGTCGACCACGTTGTCCTCCGGCGGTGGTGGCGCAGGAGTGCTGGCGCCGGAGGCGCCGCCGGCTGCGCGCCGCTGATCGAGGTAGGCTTTAACATCCCGGTCTTTAACATTTCGCGACCCGGCTGCCGATGCCGTTTTTTCACTGAAGCCGGCACGAATCGCCGCTTCCTTATTCGAGAACCCGACCAAAACGGCATCGGCGAAGGCTCGCTTTTTGCCTGTTAAAGCCATTAACAATTTCCTCCAGGGGGACTTTTTTCTGCGCGTGAGTAGCTAGTCGGTGTCCGAGGTCGAGGGCGGGAGAGATGCGATACCCCCTCCCCTCAGGCCTCGGGTGACGATGGCGGCGCGGGCTTTGCGGCGTTGGCGGCGGTCAAGCGGGCAATCAAGTCAGGCGATCCCATCACGATCACGGATCCAGCAGCCTTCGTATCGGCAGCGCTGCGGAAGACATCGCCGAACAGCGTATCGAACGTTGACCCGAGGGCGCTGCGCTCAGGCGCGGAGACGATCAGCACTTCGTTCTTTGAATTGCGCAGCTCCATTAACCCATTCCACTTGGAGACGACACGCATGCCTTGGACTTGAAGACAACCGACCTGCAAGGTGAAGGTATCTTCGGGGATTAATTCGGCACGCATATTCATCCTTTCGCCCGCTCCGCCGCCTCACGCGCAGTCTTGGCGTCGTGGCACGGAACGCACAGCAGTTCCTTGTTGTCCTCTTCATCGCTACCGCCTTTCCAGAGCGGAGTAATGTGGTCGACCGCGGCGCCCAGGGCAGTCTTTCCGCGGCGCTTGCACTCTTGGCACAGGCCGCAATCCCGGGCCCGGATGCGCTCACGGTCACGCACGCCAGCCGAGCCGCGCACGCGCTCGACAGTGTCGGGGCGCTGGGTCGGCAGCATGGTGACCCGGCTTGCAGCCATGGGCAGGTTGGTTCGCAACTGCTGCAGCTTCATTTCGATTCGACCTTGATGCCGTAGTCGACGGCAGCTTCGATCACCTTGTGGGACAGGCGCAGCAGTAACGTTCCGAGGGCCACCGCCGGCCGGACCCACCAAGCAACGCGCGTGCGTACCTCCAGTTTGATCGCTTCCATCACCGTGCCTTTCGTGGCTTCTTGAACGCTGCCTCTGCCACCTGACGTACGTCACCCGGTACGCTGCGTGCCACGTCGACGACGGACATGCCGGCGGCGCCGTGACCGTTCGCGCGCAGGATCTCTTGGGCGTCGTGGCAGTCGGCCAGGTGCTGGGCGATCTGGTTGATGCGTGCCAGGTCGGTCGCTTGCGCTGGTGCGGCGCCAGGTCCGAAGGCGGCGCGCAGGATCTCGGCGCGGTAGATGCGTGCCATGTTGTTCATGCTGCGCCTCGCGCTTTATTGATTGCCGCCTGAACGATCAGCTTTTCCAAGCGACGGCGCAGCCATGCTGCTTCTTGTTCGACGCTCACGCTACTTCTCCCCGAATCCAGGCACGTCGCGTGCGGACTCGGTCCAGAACGAGGCGACCCAGGCGAGCGCCAGCAGCGCGACGAAGGTCCAGAGCACGCCGAAAGCCCAGCCCGGCGCGCTCAAGCGGTCGAGCAGCAACCAGAACAGGATGGCGAATCCGATCGGCGAGCGAGTCTGGACCGACGACGACTTGATGACGATCTTGCGCTTCATGGCATACCTCAAATAGAAAAGCCGCCGGCGCATTGCTGCGACAGGCGGCGAAACCCGGATGTACCGGGCTGGAGACACTAGAGCGGGCAGCGGGGCTCGAACCCGCGACATGCAGCTTGGAAGGCTACAGCTCTACTAGCTGAGCTATGCCCGCAAATTCTTATAGCCTTTCTTTGAAAAAAGCTATATTTAAGCTATAATACTACTCATGAACTCGATCAACTGGACCCCGAAAGCAGCCAAGCAACTCCGTAAACTGGACAAGCAGGCACAAGCCCCGATCCGCGATGCGGTGACGAAGCTGGAGACGATGCCAAACAGCCAGAACGTCAAAGCCCTGACGAACCACTCAAGCGGCTACAGACTCAGGGTTGGCAACTACAGGGTGTTGTTCGATTGGGATGGTCAAATCAAGATTGTCGAAATCAACGAAGTGAGCAAACGCGATGAACGCACCTACTAATATCCAGATCATCAACGGGCCGGACGGGAAACCGGCCTTCGTCGTCATCCCCTACGAGGAATACAAAAAATCCCGCGCCGAGGGCACCATCCCGCATGAGGTGGTGAGCGCCACGGTGGATGGCGCCACGCCGGTGCGAGCATGGCGCGAACACTTGCGACTGACCCAAGCCGAGGTCGCTGAGCGTCTCGGCATCGCACAGTCGTCGTATGCAAAGCAGGAGGCCAGCGAAACGCTGCGGCGCTCGAGCATTGAGAAGATTGCGGCCGCGCTGGGCATCACCTTCGAGCAACTGGATTTCTGATGCCACCGCAGTTCGATGCCTGTATCTGGTTGCCGGGTACAGCGTCCGGCAGCGTTGGCGCGCCGTTGAGGCGCTCGCCTGTGCTGGCCAATGCCAGGTCATGTTCGTGTGTGCGTGTGCGCCGTCTTCGAAGTCTGGCTGGGCGGGCGCTCCGGCACTTCTCGGGCAGATCAGGTCCCGTGCGCGTTTCGTCGCGCTTCTACGTGATGACCAGGCTCAGTGTGGGCTACGGCTGCATGGGTCACCTCGTCAGGTGTAGGTTGCCCCGGCATCGGATGAGGTGGGGCTGATCGGCCCCAGGTCTATCTGACAAGTGGGCCGGAAACGAAAAAGGCCCACCGAGATGGTGAGCCTTTTTCTAGACGAGCGCCGGCTTTACTGCTGGCTGGACTGCTCGACTGCCTCGGGTGACGTTGGCGCCGAAGCGCGCATTACGTGGATCGAGGGAACTGTGAAGACTGTAGTTTACGCCCAGTCTCGTCGGTTTGCAATACTGCTGAGTGTGGCGCACCAGCTACTTACATCGGGCCAGTGCGTCCCTTCTTTTGTTTCAAGTATGGCCGAGGATCTGGACGCGCGCGCGGCATGTGCCAAACTGGAACGGGGTCAACGGGCCTTGATCGCGCGAGTAGGCCGCGTGGATTACTTATTTCCGAAGAGCCGCCAATTTCTCTCGCCACCATCCGGTCCAGCGCAACAACGAGTACTGCCGCAACCAACCCGGGTCCCAAACGGTGGCGCGACATCATGCTGCCCTGCGCATCTTGGCGCCGGCGCGCGCGCTGTGCGCCTGGTACATTCCTTCCAGCTCGGACACCATATCGGCGATGTGCTCGCGCTCCAGCGTGCCGCCCTGGATGGGCTCGCGGCCGGTGCCGGCGCAGTGTGTGCATGCGCGGCCTTCGATGAGCTTCGTGCAGTTGCACGCGCTGCATTCGCCGCCGAGCCAGTGCGCCAGCGAATGTACAGCGATCTTTTTGTAGATGCCGTACGCCGCGCCAATGTCCCACTCGTGCTTGATGTTGATCCACTTGCGCGTGAAGCCCTTGTGAGCCACATCGCGCGTCCAGATGCGCAGCAGCACGCCCAGGTCGTGTGCATTGCTCTCGATGGCTTGGCGCGGAACGCCCGCGATCTTTGCGCGCAGCAGCATAGTGCCGAACAGCTCGCCCGATCCGCCGGACAGGTCGGCCAGAGCCGCCGCCACGAGCGGCTCGGTCTGGTGGTGCTGGTCGTCGTCCTGCAGGTTAGAAGTGCTAAGTGCGTTGAGGTAGCGCTCGGCGAACATGGTTTTCTCCGTGGAATTTCCGTGAGATTACCAGCAAGAACGAACGGTTGAGCTGCGTCCGAGATTTTCCAAGTTGCAACTACGCCCTGGCTTCTATTTTCCAACGGTCATGCAGAGTATCGGTCGAACTGGTAAAGGGCCGTCGCGATTGGGTGAGGCGCTGAGGATTGACGTAACTAAGCGAATTGCCTGTCGATAATTTTTACATACCGCCAACTACCATCCTCTTCGAGCATCATATGTTGTTGATTAATAAGGCAAGAGTACAGCATGGCACGAGGGTTGCTTTACTTAGGAAACACTGGCCTG